AGGGTGATCTTGTATTCGTAACAAGGCGCAAAGCTGCACACGTTCGGATCTGGACGATTTACAACGGGTTCAGCAGTGTCGGAGGTGGTCAAGTTAAACCCTAACTCGACCGCTAACAAAGCCAGTGCGAGTGGGTTAGTGGCAGTTCGCGCATAAGGTAAGGCTTTTTTGACAATTGAAGCAATAGCCGAGTTCGGAATTTTTGCAGTAGCCGTTATCGGGAGACGAGCACCACCGCCAAGAGGGAGCGAACCGGTGCGAGTGACATAGGGCTGACCGCCAGCACTGGCAACGGAAGGAACGCCAGGAGCCACAACGGGAGTGCCGTTAGTGCCGAAAGAGACGGTTTGCTTGCCTGGTGCAGTTACCAGGGAATAAAAAGCATTGAACGCAGTGTCGGGAGCCGTGACCGCCGCGCCTACTTGAAAACTATATACAGACCCAAGAACAAAACAACCAGCAGAGCATAGGTGTTTAAAACGTTGAAGGCTTCGAAGGTCATAAGTCATGCGTCCACCGTGTTACGGTCAAAAAGTTGGATCAATCGCTTACCGCCGTAGCAGATAGCGAGGAAGGCGATAGAGGCAAGGAACCAGTCCGCGGCAAGGCTTACCCCTCCATCGTGGTCACAGGCAGGCGTAACAGGCCAGGGAGGGGTCACAGTGGTGCAGGCCCCGCCGTTGGTACGCTTGCAGATAGCCATAGTCGCGCCAGTGAACACCGTGGACGTACATTCCGAGGTGTAAAGGTTGGTTGTCGCCATCACCTTCGCATCGAAGGTAGAGCAAGCCTGAACGCGAGCCGCCTCCTGGGTTGGGTAGCAAACGTTTTGGTAAAGGGCGCCCATTTTTTGCAGTAGTTGGTTTTCTATTGGCCCCGGTAAGAGCCAATAAAAAAACCGGAACTAGCCGGTTGAGTGGATTACATCCAGCCCATTTTGGAACCCAACTTGCGCAGGCCCCAAACAGCAACCATCGACGCAATGACAGCACCAACAGCGGCCAACATATCCACGCCAGCGTCAGTAATAGCGGTAGTCGCAGCAGCAGGCAAAGCAGCTTGTGCACCGGTAGCGATTGCGAGAGTGGCAGAGATTGCGGCCAGGCGCAAAGCGGTGATTTTTTTCATGTGGAAAAACTCCTATAGCTGCAAAATTACAGCCGAAAGCCCCGACCCGCGAGGCAGTCGGCTGGAGTCTTACGCGGCAGAAGTAGCGCGAGCCTTAAGAGGCACCAGAACGGGCCGCAGATCAAGGTTACCCATGCGGTCAATTTGGATAGACGCGGGGGCCAGGGTGTAGTCACCAACAGCATGAAAGATCGCAGATCCCATTTCGGTCTTTTCCAGCATCAACTCTGTTTTTTCAGGATAGGGGTTTTGGTTGCCTTGACGGTCAACCGTGTGAACCCACACCGTCTGGAAATTCAAGTCGTAAGGTTTACCGGACGTTTTGCTAACGCCCTTCATGTTCCGAATGTCTGTGCTTGTGATAGTAATTTTGATCATTTTTGAGCCTGTTAGATAATGTTGACAAAAAGGTAACAGGGGGAATGTATACCAAAAGGCTACAAAATGAACACACAGACGCAATTTTTTTTGGATTTATTGAATTCAGCCGCCTCTATTTGCGGGAATGACAGCGCCCTGGCAGACAGAATTTACGTGTCGAGACAGACCGTCTCCCACTGGAGGCATGGCAAAAAAGCATGCCCCCTGGGTGATGTTGTTTTGATGGCCGATCTATGCGGCGAAAAGGTGGAGGACTATGTCGCCTGCAACGTGATACACCAATACGCCGACCAGGTAGACAAGGCAAACGCATTGCGCGCAGCCTATGCCCGTGCGATTGAAAGAATCAAACAGGGTGAGAGACGGTTAACACCCCGGCTCTGACGAGCGCGTCGGAGTGAGAATCCCCCAGGACTCGCTCAATCACGGCCAGCTTATCGCCCCCAAAGGCTTCGAGGGCAGTGCGAAGAATGTTGCCGTAAGAAATGCGGCAATTCTCTAAGGCTTTATCCATCAACACCACGGGCTTAAAGTCAGGAATTGCGGATATTTTGCGCTCAGAGACCAGGCCGATAACGCGAGAGCAAAAAGGATAGGCACCGGCGAAAAATTCGTCACGTTCTTCGATGGCAGTCCAAGGAATATAGTAATCATCCACGGCTTTAAATTCAACCTCAACGCGGTAGATGTTTTCGACCAGATCCGGGCCTATGTGGGTGATATTTTCCCGGTCAGCGCAGTCCTTGAGCATCTCAAAACCCTTGTCGTATCCGCGAAGATATTTCGGGCTTTTACGACTTCCGATATAAACAGTTTGCCCCGTGCGAATGTTCGATTTTTCGATGACTTCCATTTCTGGATTGCGGCCACCCTTTGCCCCCTTGAATTCAAGAGCAACGTGCGCAGCCTTGAGCATATTGTGGTTTATCTCCCCATTGTGGACAGTCAGAGCAACGTCCAGCCGCCTTACATCACCATCCACCAGGGTGACCCCTAGCCGTTGAATTTCGGGCCAGTCCTGAACCCATGCGCACCCCTCCCCGGTCAAGATCAACCGCACCCACCCAAGCTGAGAATCCCCGCCGTAGTCCACGCGGCCAAGCTGGATATCCCCACCCATGAGCAACTCACCCGCATATTTCCAACCGTCTTTAGGGTCAATCCCCGACGAGAAGGTCAACATTTCGCCAGCCGAGCCAAAGGCTGAACGGATCAAGTCAACCAGGTGAAACGGATTATTTCTGCAACGGCAGGTAAACCAATCTATTTTCGTTTTCATTTTGGGCCCGAATTCAGGATTTTTTAGGGCCGCGAAGTTTGGGAGAACCGTGCTTTTCTGATAGTTTCCCCCCCGTATTACTAGACGGGGGGGTAACCCCCTGTTTTCCCTCTTGAGCGCGAGAAATTACCGCATCAGCCGCAAGACTCAATCCAGCCGCATAACTGTGCAGCTCACGCGCAACAATTCGGGGACTTTGACGCGCTGAATCCATTTTTTGGGCCATGTACTCGGCAGCGTCCAGGGTATCCAGCAACCAGCTTGCCATGCACCGACCCACGGGAACGCCAGAAGCCGCCGAAATACGCTTAAACACCTCATGAGTGTGGACAGATACGGGAACGGATACGCGCTGAGTTTCGATGGTAGACATGGGGGGTATGTGATTTTGTGAAGTTGCAGCAGTTTACAGCAACTCGACAGCAGGAGGATTTTTTGCAAGCAAAAACCGGGCTTTGGCCTACGGTTAAGCCAACACCAGCGAGGACAAGCGCCAGGGCAGAGGCAGACCCATGCAAGTCGTCACCCCCCGCATGACCCATGCAAGTCGTCAGGGCAGTGGCAGACCCATGCAAGTCGTCAGGGCAGCGGCAGACCCATGCAAGTCGTCACCCCCCGCATGACCCATGATCGCGTCCTACCGTGCGGCGCAAGCTTGCCCGGCAGGACTTACCAAGTCGTCAGGGCAATGGCAGACCCATGCAAGTCGTCACCCCCTGCATGACCCATGCAAGTCGTCACCCCCCGCATGACCCATGCAAGTCGTCAGGGCAGTGGCAGACCCATGCAAGTCGTCACCCCCTGCATGACCCATGACCACGCCGCCGCCGTCTTAATCACTATCGTGACTAGCAATCCCTATCCCGGAGACAGCGAATCCCCCCGGCCCCCTTCTACGCGAAGGGGGAGAGATACCGGTTTATCAAAAGGCAAGGGAGGGGACAAGACATCCGTACCGCTTCGCTACGTGCTAAAGCACAACCTCCCTATATGCTTTTTAGCTATGTTTAGTGGATTCGTTATGCAGGCACCAAAACAGTGCCAAATGACGAGAAGGGGCCTAGGAGCGACGATCACACGACCCCCAATATGGTAGTGGCCTGGTGTAGCGTTGTAGCGTTGTAGGGCCTACAATCCTACAAAGTGTAACAGTTGTATTATTGTAGCGTTGTAGCGTTGTAGCGTTGTATAATACAATCTGTAGTGATTTACTACATAACCAAGGATATACAAAATGGCAATTACCACCGCACAAATTCACCAGGCAGCGAACCAGATAGACAAGGAAGGAAAGCGCCCAACGCTGGCAGGAGTCCGCACCGTCTTAGGTGGTGGATCTTTTTCAACCATCCAGGAAGCCATGAAAACATGGAAGCGCGCAGAGGACGAGGAAGCAGTCGAAGCGTCACCCGTACCGACTGACCTGGCAGACGCAGCCGAAACCATGATTGCGAAATTGTGGGAGATAGGCGAAAAGCTGGCAGCGGAAGCACTCGACCATGAACGGAATTCATTTCATGAAGAACTGTTCCAGGCTAACGAAGCAAGAGACGATGCAGTTAGCGCAGCCGACGACATAGCAGAAGAAATGAGCAAGCTAAACAATGATCTGTCAATTGCCAACTACGACAGAAAAGAACTGATAAGAGAAGTAGAGGCTTTGAAGGAATGCCGCGAAAACTTAAGGAAAGACCTGGCAATTGCGAACGCAAACACAGAACGCCAGGCATCAATTGCCACCGAGAGAATGGAGCAGATCCGCCAGCTTGAAACAATCGTTTTTGGACTGACAGAGAAAGTCAGCAAGCCAGCCGCCAGGAAGCCAGCAAAGCCAGCCGTTAAAGCGGCCTAACGCTTGAAGGCATAGGCCAGGGCCTCCCGTTCGCCAGCATCGACCGCCCTGGGCCTATGCACCTCCTCAATGATGGCCTTGGGGGTGCCATTGACCCCGGCTGACTCCAGGCAAACGGCAGGCTCTGAAGGGACTTTTTTGCCGGTAGTGTCAAAACAGCCGCAACGGTCACGCACCACAATACACCCGGCAATCTCAGGCACCACCACATCAGGAACCAACGCCACCGGCTCAGGAACCGCCGCAGGAGTGACAACAGTCTCGACGGTGTACTCAGTGCCATCCTTTGTATATTCGATTTTCTCGCCCGGTTTGGCTACCGGCTGGACAGTGGAAGCAGCGGCAACAGGTTTGCCATGCACCCGCTCATCAAAGCGAGTTGTCAGTGTCGGCCAGGCATACGCAGCACCCGCAAAACCCAACAGAATGAACCAGACCAGACCAGGCATTTTGCGTTTTTGCTTGGTATGAAGTTCCGCGGATTTATACAGTTTGTAGGCTTGCTTGGGATAGCGCCACGGACTCTTTGTCATGCTGTTTTTGTAGTTCAAAGCCCTGGATGCATGATCCCATTCATAGACAACGGCCATCGGCATATTGGAGACGCGCCGAATGTGCAAGTGACGATCCACCAGGCCAAGAATGTGTTTATCTACGTTGTTGCAATTTTGCGTAATGAGGATGAAATCGACCCCCATGTGGCGATGGGTGTCAAGCGCCTGGATATCTGGAGGCACAGCGGCACCGTTAGGGCGTGGAGGCCAATACTTTTGGAACTCATCAAAGCAGATGACGGAGCCAGGTTTCGCCCAGTTATGCCAGTTGCGCAATGCGTGCGGGTTGCCCTCATAGACCGCCCCTGAAGCAGTCGTAGAAGGCCGCGAAAACTCCCCATTGGATTCCTTGTAAGTACGGACAACAGGCGTCTTATCGACCACCCAAGCGCCACCGCCTTCGATCATTTCATGATCCAGGAGAAAGCCATTCACGTTGGTATAGATGGTGCGAGGAATATTGACGGTTTCGCCCCTCTCGTCCGTTTTGGTTTCGATGGCACCGACCAAAGGACGGAGCAAGTCCCAGACAGCCATTAGGGTTTTGCCAGATCCAGGCACACCAGTGACAAGGGTAATACTCATGTTGGATTTACTCCGAGGATTCGTGTCGCGTTCTGGACTTGCCAGAGAAGGAGACGCGTAGTTAGTGCGCCCGTGATGATCCCCAGGGCTTGACCACCGCCAGCCAAGAGAAAGACGTTGAAAAGATCCGCAGACATACCGCCCAAACCAGCAACCAGGGAATTCCTCACCTGGCCAAGCATGGCCTCCATGCCGAGGATCGAGACGACCGAGAAGCCCAACGCGGCCAGGATGCGCCCGAGCATTGGGGTGAGCATTGCAAGAAGCCAAGTTCCAATTTTCATTCTGGTTTGCCCACGAAAATAATCATCATTGCGCTGAACATCGCCAAGGCCAGAATCATTGGCTTGGCGTAAGTGGTCAGCTTGTCGCAGTTGTCAACCCAATTAATAACCGTGATAGGTGCCGACATACCGTGCGCGGTGAGCGTTCGATTAGCAGGGCAGGAGCCACCAGCAAAGCCGAGATTTTCAGCAGCGTATGTGATGGTTTTGGAAGTCTTGGGAATCTCCCCGGTAGGTACATCCAGCTCGTCCGTGCGGCAGCCGTTACGGTTTGGATTTTTGATGCAGGGATCTTCGGCGGGTTTGTCGTCCGGGGTTATTTCGGCAGGCTTGGACGCTTCGCTTGCGGTGGTGGTGGTGGTGGTCTTGGCACCCGTTACCGGATCTGTAGCCGTGACCTCATCCACCACGGTGGTTTTAGCAGTGCAAATCGCTTGCCCCCCATCCATCACAGTCGCGCCCTGAACATAGGTGCAGTCGTAGTTAGTGGACTTGGTGGACTTTTTGACCTGGTCACCGTAGGGAGTTGTTGCAACCTCGACAGGGCCAGGCACGGAAGCAGGGCCGGTGACCGTTGGTTGATCAGTTGATATAGGCTCACCAGTGACCCGCGAGGCATCAACAACCGCCTGTGACACCGCCGACCCCGAAGGCCAACCGGATTTGGCAGCGATGGCGTCTGCAAATTCTTGGGATGACACGACAACTGAAGCAGGAGGAAGCGGGGCAGTGGATCGCGCAACAGCAAGATCCCCCGCGCCATAACTAGACTTCGCATATGGCACAGCAGTGACCATATTTACGCTTTTATACATAACGCAGCTAGTCATAACAGCAGCACTGGCACCAAAGTTTGCCGCATACCATGAACAGACTTCACCCAGAGACTTTAAATAGGGACTTTCCCTCCCGCTAGCTTGATTTGTGATCTTGTATTCGTAACAAGGCGCAAAGCTGCACACGTTCGGATCTGGACGATTTACAACGGGTTCAGCAGTGTCGGAGGTGGTCAAGTTAAACCCTAACTCGACCGCTAACAAAGCCAGTGCGAGTGGGTTAGTGGCAGTTCGCGCATAAGGTAAGGCTTTTTTGACAATTGAAGCAATAGCCGATCCT